TACTATTATTCAAGATGATGATAATTGTGGTGGAATTGTTTGGTGTGTTGCAGATGGAACAGATTTTGAAAGTTCTATTGCTAATATTGGTGCAGCAGTAGATGGAACACCAGGAGCTAATGATGTTCCAGGAAGATTAATGTTTAAAGTTACAGCAGATGGTTCAGCAGGTTCATTAGAACGAATGAGAATAACATCAACTGGAGATTTACATTGTGACGGAGATGTTATAGCCGCTTCAACTACGATATCAGATAAAAGATTAAAAGATAATGTTGAAATAATACCAAACGCTTTAGACAAAATCAAAGAATTAAGAGGTGTAAGTTTTGATTGGAATAAAGGTAGTAGAAAAGGACAAAGAGATTTAGGGTTAATTGCACAAGAAGTAGAAAAAGTTTTACCAGAACTTGTCAGGGAAAAGGAAATGCCCTTGATTGATGATAAAAAATACTTGACGGTAGATTATGATAAAATGGTTGCCGTATTAGTAGAAGCAGTAAAAGAATTAACAGAACGAGTAAAAGAATTAGAAGGAGATAAGTAATGGCTGGAGCAGCAGTAACAGGTTCAGGACAAATATTTTTAAGTGGTTCAGCAATAGCAGATGATTCAACTGCAACAAATAGTTTGTTGAATTCAGCACAAGGTGATGACCCATATGATGAATCTAATATTTCAAGTGGATATAAAACAGATACAAGTTTAACTGAAATAAATCAATTATTTAATTCAGATGATTTTACAAATGGTGGAGCTTATGATTCAGATGCACCACATAGTATGCAAGAGTGTTATGGTAATCAAAATACTTCTGGTGGTGGAGGAAGATAATAGGTTATGAAAGGTAGAGCAGCTGTAGCAAAATACACATTTACAGATACTCAAATATTAGATACAGAAATTGGTTGGGAAGTAATGTCTGAGTGGGAAGACCCGATAATGGTCAAACACGGAGAAATCGTTACAAAAAATGGTGGTGATATTTTAGAATTTGGTTTTGGTATGGGTATTAGTGCAACACACATACAATCACACGAAATTAATTCACACACGATTATAGAAATCAATGATGATGTATATGAAAAATTATTAATATGGGCAGAAGATAAACCAAATGTAATCCCGATAAAAGGTGATTGGGCTGATAGTATTCCAGATAAACAATATGATGCGATATTTTATGACCCTTATGGTGATATGAAAAATAAACCAAATTTTCCCTGGTTAATAGCACCATATTGTAAAGAAGGAACAATATTAAGTTGGTATAATAATGTATTGAGAACAAGTTCAGTTTATTCAGAAAAATATGAACATCATCATCATTATTGGAATAACGACAGAATTACTTATCACGAAGTAGAATTAGAAATCCCAGATGAAGCAAGAATAAAGTGGTATTTAGAGGGAGAAGGAAATATTTATTATGCACCAGAGATAATTATGGGTGAGCAAGACAATAAAGACGAATTTAAAAGAATTTGGATGGGAAAAAGAGGTCCCGTCTAAAATAAAATGTAATAATAACAAATAACCTGATATTTATATACATATGACTTGGATAGTAGTAAAACAATATTTTTTAACAGGTTCATCAGACCCTGATTGGGCTTCCAAACAACAATTTTGGAGTCAATTAAGTGGTTCTGGTGATACTCAAACTTTTTCGTTTGATGACGAACAAGAAGCCTGGGAAAAAGCAGTTGAACTACAAAACGAAGATAGTTCAGGTCGTAGATATAAAGCAGTAAAACAATAATAAGGAGTTACAATGGCTGTAGAAACAAAATTAAAAAGTCAATTGGGTTCAGATGAATCAACTAAATTCACAGAAGACGAACTAAAATCTTTACAAGAGTTACAAAATACTTATGCAAGTATTTCAACTCAATTTGGACAGGTTAAAGTTGGTCGTATTAATTTAGAAAGACAGTTAAATTCACTTGATGAAGCGGAAGACAATCTTACAACAGATTGGGAAACAAATCGTCAAACAGAAAGTGATTTAGTTAAAACACTAAATGAAAAATATGGAGCAGGAACTTTAAATCCAGCTACAGGTGAATTTACCCCAACTGAAGTCCAAGAATCAGAAAATAACTAAAAAAAGTAGTCCTATATATATCGTTTGGGAATACTTGCATATATTTATTAGTATAATAAAAATTTCATTAATTGGAGAAAAATAATGGCAGAAAGAATAGTTAGCCCTGGTGTATTTACACGAGAAAAAGACTTATCATTCTTACCACAAGGAATTGGAGAAATAGGAGCGGCAATTATTGGGCCAACAAAGAAAGGCCCGGCATTTACCCCGACTATTATCAACAATTTTAGTGAGTTTGAAGAGATATTTGGAAGTCTTGACTCTCGTTTTTATGTCCCTTACACGGCTAAACAATATTTAAAATCCGCTGGTACAGTAACAATCGTTCGCGTTTTAGCAATCGGTGGGTATCAAGCAAACACAGTAGTATTATCAGCGAGTGGTTCAACTTTAACTTCTACCCCTTGGCAAGACAAGGTGTTGTCAGTTTTAGCACCTACAAGATTAGGAGCATCAGCTACAACTTTTGATGTAAAAATTAGCACTAAAGGTATAGATGGTTCAACATTGGGTAATCATACAGGTTCGGTATTACACTTTACATCTTCAACTTCCGCTCAAAATTTTGAAAAAACATTTTCATATAATACCGGTAGTGAAGACTATATTGACAAAGTTTTACCAAGTGATGCACAGAATTATACTTTACCAGTATATATATACAAGAATTTTAAATCATTTCACGGTGATTTATATTCAAAAATGACAGGTAGTTTTATATATGCCACATCAAAATCTCTAGGATTAAACTTATCAGACGGAGCTACAGCATTTAGTAGTGACGGAACTTCAGCAACTTGGGATGGTAATTCTGATTATCAATATGCAAGAACCCCACTAATACAATCACAAAATGTTGGTGGAGCAAGATATGACTTATTCAGAGTTTATACTCGTTCACACGGAACTGATGTTAATACACATTTCAAAATCAACATTCTAAATGTTAAAGACGCTGGTAGTGTAGCAGGTTCTGATTATGGAACTTTCTCATTGCAATGTCGTTCAGTAAACTTTAGTAATAATTCAAGTAGACCTGGTAATGATAGTGTCATAGAACAATGGGATAATTTAACATTTGACCCGAATGAATCTAATTACTTTGCAAGAGTAATTGGTGATAGACACACATCTATCGATTCAAGTGGTAAATTAACTTATTATGGTGATTACCCTAATAGAAGTAAACATATAAGAGTTGGTGATTTGGGAGGCGACCAAAAGGATTTAGAAACATTTCCAACAACAGTTGTTCCTTTCGGACACAAAAAGGTATATGTTCCTTATTTAGATATCATCTCGCCTGCAAACGCAGCAACAACCATAACAACAGCATCATTTAAATCAACTCAAACTTCATCAGTAGCTGACTTTGACCAAAATGTATTCTATGGTTTTAATTATTCTAATTTAGACAATCGTGAATACTTATCACCAATACCAAAAACAGCCGCTGTAGGTAATAATGTAACAATGTCTCTTGAAAATATGTATGGTTCAGATGGAGCTACAGCAATAGCAACTAACTATGCAGGACAAACAGAATTACTAACACTTTCAGGTTCAGCAATAGAACAAAGAAAGTTTGTAGTTCCTTTCCAATGGGGATTTGATGGTTCAAATCCAGCAACTCAATATGCAACAGGTGTTGATATAGCAGGTAGTAATACTCAAGGATTTAATTTGAATACTTCAGCAGATAGTGGTTCAGTAGTTTATAAACGAGCTATTAACGCAGTAAGTAATCCTGATGAATTTGATATCAATATGATGGTATTACCTGGTGTTATTCACTCAATACACTCAACAGTAACAAATCACGCAATAGATAAAGTTGAAGAAAGAGCGGATACTTTCCTTATTCTTGACACAGCTAAATATGGTGATTCAGTAGATACTGTAAGAGATAATGTAAAAACATTAGATTCAAACTATACAGCAACTTATTACCCGTGGGTAAAGATACTTGACGAAACCACAAACAGACCAACTTGGGTTCCGCCATCAGTTGTCCTACCAGGTGTCATTTCATTTAATGACAATGTAGCACACGAATGGTTCGCTCCCGCAGGTTTAAACCGTGGTGGTTTGTCAGATGTGTTAGAAGCAAAAACACGACTAACTCATAGTGAAAGAGATAAGTTGTATGAAGATAGAATTAACCCAATCGCTACTTTCCCTGGACAGGGTGTCGTAGTATTTGGACAAAAAACACTACAAGGAAAACCTTCAGCGTTAGATAGAGTAAATGTAAGAAGATTATTGATAGCTTTAAAGAAATTTATCGCATCAACTTCTCGTTTCTTAGTATTTGAACAAAATACAAACGCAACAAGAAGTCGTTTCTTGAATGTTGTTAATCCTTTCTTAGAAGATGTTCAAGCTAATAGTGGTTTGAGTGCATTTAGAGTGGTTATGGATGATACAAATAATACTCCTGACGAAATCGATAGAAATCGTCTAATAGGACAGATATTTATTCAACCAACAAGAACAGCAGAGTTTATAGTATTAGACTTCGTGGTTCAACCAACAGGTGCAACTTTCCCTGAATAGTAGTTAATAAACTGAAGAAAACCCCACTTTTCGTGGGGTTTTTTTTATGTAATAAAACTTCTAAAAAACTTCTACGGTATAATGAATTATATTTAATGATTTTTTTCGTTTTGTTATATTTATTACTGAGATAAATTAGGAGATTTTAAAATGGCTAAAGTATTAGACCCAAGTGAAATTATGTTCACACCTTTTGAACCTAAAACTAAGAATAGGTTTATTATGTACATTGAAGGTATACCAGCCTTCACTATCAAAGCAATGAATAGACCAACTATTCAATTTGATGAAGTGGTGTTAGAACATATAAATGTTAAAAGATATGTAAAAGGTAAAGGTGCGTGGCAACCATTAGAAATTACATTATACGACCCAATCGTTCCTTCCGCTTCACAAGCAGTTATGGAATGGGTGAGAGAGCACCACGAGTCAGTTACAGGTCGTCAAGGTTATTCAGATTTTTATAAGAAAGATATTACATTCAATTTGTTAGGTCCTGTAGGAGACATTGTCGAAGAGTGGACTTTGAAAGGAACATTTATTCAATCAGCAAACTTTGGTGATATGGATTATGGAACATCAGACCCAGTTGAGATAGCACTAACACTTCAATATGACTACGCAATATTACAATTTTAAGGAAATAGATTAGAATGGCTAAATGGAATAGAATATTAAAAGTAACAGCTAAAGACTTTTACGCTACTGGTTCAACAACTGGTAGTATTTCTAACAATAAAGGAGCTACAGGGTTTTGGATTTCCGGTTCAGTTCACGGAGATTCAGTTCTTACTTCACAAGGTGGAGAAGCCGTAGCAGCAACAGAATTTCAAACAGACACAGTATATGATATTGGGATGCGTAGAGTAAGTGGTAGTAGTGTAGTTTATTTATTATATCCAGACCCATCTAATATAAGAAACAATTAGGAGTAAAAAATGGCATTTAATGACATATTTAAAGACGAAAACGAATACAACGAAAAAGCAATTATAGGTTTTATGTCTTTCGGAGTAATGACATTAACAGCAATAATTGATATAGTTACTGGAGCGTTCGGAAAAGAATTACTGATACAAGAATTTATTTATAATTCATTTGTATGGATTACATTAGGTTCGTTTGGTATCGCAGGTGCAGAAAAAGTAATGGGTAATGGTAATCAAAATGGTGGTTCAGTAGTAGAATCAACAACTGAAGACGACCCATACGCATAAAAAAAGTTATTTAAAAGGTTTTAACAAAAGGAGTTAATCAAATGACAGAACAGAAGTTCCCTACGGAAATCGTAGATTTGCCGTCACAAGGATATTTTTACCCAGAAGATAATCCATTATCATCTGGTAAAATAGAATTAAGATATATGACCGCTCGTGATGAAGATATTCTCACATCAGTTAATTTAATTCAACAAGGAAAAGCGTTAGACAAACTATTACAAGAGTTAATCGTTGATAAAAAAATAGATTATAATGATTTATTAGTTGGTGATAAAAACGCTATATTTGTTGCAGCAAGAATATTAGCATATGGTAAAGAGTTTAGTTTTTCATATTTAGATAGTTATGGTGAAAAAGTAGAAGGAAAAGTAGATTTAACAGAATTAAAAGCAAAAGAGTTCGATTTTTCAGTATATGAAGAAGGTGTTAATTCGTTTTCTTATAAATTACCAAAATCAGAAAGAATAGTAAATTTTTCTATCCCAACACATAAATCTGAAATGGAAGTAGAAAGTGAAATAGACGCTATTAAGAAAGTATTTAAAAACGATAGAAATGCAATTAGTAGAGAAAATTCAACTCGTTTAAAACATCTTATCACATCAGTAGATGGAAAACAAGAAAGAGGGTTTATTAACAGTTTTGTTGATAATGAATTCCTTTCAGTAGATTCTAATGCATTCAGAAATTATGTTGCAGAAAAAAATCCAAACTTAGACTTCACCGCGAATACGAAGAATAGTATGGGTGAGAAGGAGAAAGTGACAGTCCCTATGACTGCTCAGTTTTTTTGGCCTAACGCCACAGTATAAGAAAGACTTACACGAACAGATATTTCAAATCATCTTTTATTCTAAAGGTGGTTTCACATTCACAGAAGTTTATGATTTGCCCGTTTATCTTCGTAGATTCTATTATAGACGACTTGTTAGTCAATATGAGAAAGAAAAACAAGAACACGATAAAGCAATGAATCAGACTAAATCAAATTCACGATTTAAATAGATAAAAATATGAAAGTCTTATATTTATTATTGAATACAATTAAGGATTATAAATGGCTAAATACAAAAACATAACAGAAGCAAATAAAAGAGGTCTTATGGACAAATTATTTTATTATCTTGGTAGAGGTATGAGACCAATGATGGTTAAAAAAATGTCCAAGAAAGACCCAAATTTCGCGAGAAAATGGAGCGACCTTGAAAAAGCAAGAGACGCTGTCGATAAACATTTTTCCAAATAATAATTTTTTAAATCTCAAAACAAAACAACAACAGGAATATAAGTGGCTAAACTGAAAGAAAAAAAATCAGGTGATATGGACAAACGATTTAAAGAGTTTAAAACTCTCGGTTCTAAAATAACAGAAGTAAATAAACAAATCGCTGCTGGAACAACAACACTAAAGAAAGGTTTAGAAGGTATTCCTGAGCAATATCAAGGAATTGTTAGTAAACAACAAGATTTAAACAAGTTAACAGAAGACGGAATAGAATCAAAAAAAACTTGGGTGGGTCAATTCAGAGATGGGATAGGATTATCACTTGATGAAAATCAATTAAAAGCTGCAGGTGACGAGTTACAAACAGCCATAACTTCAGGAAAGCAAGAAGATATTGACACTGCGATTGAAGGAATGGATAAAATGAATACATTAAACAAAAAGCAAGAGGAAGCTTATAATGATATGCAAGAGTTCTTTCCTGGTATATTTAGTGCGATTCAAGCAGCAGGAAAAGCTCAAGCTGTATGGAATATGATTGCTAATATGAACCCATATGTTGCAATTGCCGCTGTTATTCTCGCGATTGCAGCTGCATTATTGATGATGTTCAAACAAATTAATGCAATAAGAGAAGAGTTTGGACTTACAATTAAAGAATCAATGCGATTGAATCGTGAAATAATGCAGGTAAATATGAAGATGAAACTCTTTGGTATATCAGCCGAACAAGTTCAAGCTTCGATGGGTGCATTAGCAAATACCTTTGGTGAAGTCAGTCCAGCTATGGTTCAGTTTGCTGGTGATATGGCCAGAGTAGCAAGAAATAGTGGTATAACTGCAGAAAATGCAGCACAAATGGTATCGTTGTTCCAAGCTACACACGGAGTTACTAAAGAAGTTGCATTAGATATGATTGAAAGCACTCAACAAATGGCAGCTTTAACTGGATTATCACCAGGTGTAATTATGAAAGAGATGGTAGAAAATGCAGACCTATTCGCAAGTCATCTTGGACAAAGTGAACAAAATTTAATAGCCGCTGTAGCACAAGCAAAAAAACTTGGTATGGAATTTGGAGAATTGAATGAATTTGGTGACGGACTATTAGATGTCACAGAAAGAATTAATAAAGAACAGATGTTATCTGCAATGCTTGGTAAACAAGTTAATTTACAAAAAGCAGCAATGTTACAAGCACAAGGTGATGAAGTAGGATTTATGAATGAACTATCTTCTCAATTACAAGGTGTAGGAGAATTAACAGCCCAACAAAGAAGATTATTTTCAGCAGAACTTGGTATAGCAACAGCAGATGTGATGAAGTTAGCAGGATTACAATCAGGTATGGCAGGTAAATCAGCAAATATTCCTGGACAGAATCCATATGAACAAGCAAGATTTAAACAAGGTGAAAAAATGTTAAGAGCAATAAATCAACCAGCATACCAACAATAATAATATGAAATTAAAAGATACAAAAACACCAATACTACTAAAAAAGGAATTACCTACAAAGGAAAAAAGTTTTCTTAGTAATGAATCAAAATTAAATGAATTTGGTGGTCAACGATTTAATCCAAAGAATCCTTATCAAGAAAGTAGTAGTGAGAAACCAACTCAATTAGTTGATAGTGTTAATCCATCTGGTCGTAGTGGTGGAGTTAGACCAAGTATAAGAACATTTGTAAACGGACTTAAAATGTTTGGTGTGGATATTCCTGTTGGAGATAGATATGAAGATAGTATAAAAAGAGATTTATTATTTAATGATAGCGTCATTGGTGAACTTAATAAAAATATTCAAGGGTTTAAATCATTTAAAAAATCAATAAAAGGTTTTTCATCTAATCCATTAAAATCTATAAGTGATATAGCAAATATAGGCCAAGAAGCTAAATTAATAGAATATAGAGCAAAAGCATATGGAAGACAAAAGAAACTTGGTAACCCAGCAGCTAAAGTTGTATTTACTGATAGAAAAATGTCAAAATCTTTTAAAGGGCCAATTAAAGGTGGAAAGACTACACGAAATGTAAATCGTGCTAATATAACACCTTATGGTAAGAGAGGCAAAGGAACAGACCTTGTCCCACTTAGATTTAAAGATGTTTATAATGAAAAATGGATTACATTTAGTGCTATACTTTCAGGAATAACAGATACAATAGCTCCAGATTATGCAACTGAAAGATATCTTGGAAGACCTGATAGTGTTTATATTTATCAAGGTGTTAGTAGAGCGATTGGTTTTTCTTTTGATGTTTATCCAACAACAAGACAAGAATTACCAGTATTGTGGGAAAAACTGAATTATTTAGTTGGTATGTGTTATCCTAATTGGGTAAAAGCACCAACAGTAGAAGACTTAAAACCATTAACAATGATAAGTCCGATTTGTGAATTAACAATCGGTGATATGTATAAAGATACTCCTGGATATTTATCAGGAGTAACACTTACCGTTCAAGATGGTTCAACTTGGGAATTTGAAGACAATTTAGAATTACCACACCATATTCAAGTAGCTATTGAATTTCAATACATTGGAAAATACTTACCAAGTGCAAGAGGAAAACATTTTGAGTTGAATTGGTTATCAGATAAATCTGGTGATGGTTCAGGAACATTTCCAGTAAACGGGACATCTCTTGTTACAAAGGATATACACCCAGATAGAAGTCCTGGTAAAAAAGAAGGTGGTATGGAATGGATAAACCCGAACAATCTAGATATTAAAGGAAAAGCTGGCTCTGCAGTAAGTAGATGGTTTAAGGCAATAGGAAGTGACAAATGAATAGATACAACAACACAAGAATAAAAAGAAATAAAAATTTTGATAGAGTATATTCTTATACACTCTATCCAAAAATTCCTATAAAAAATTCAGATGTATTTATCACACCTACATATAGTGAAAGGTTAGATAATTTAGCAAATAAATATTATAAAGACCCTTCATTGTGGTGGATAATAGCACAAGCGAACGGAATAAAAGGTTTTACTTCATTATATTCAAAGAACTTTAAAGGAGAACTTCGTATTCCAACTGAGATATCAGATATATTAAGTGAATTTAGTTCAATGAATAGGTAAGAAAAATGCCATCATCATCACCAATAGACGAAAACATAAGAACAGCTCTTAAAGCAAGAAGAAAATCATTAGGTAGAGCAAAAAGTGATACTAATCCATATACTTCCAGGTCACAAGAAGCAAAAAAGAATTATCTAAGGGATGTTCAAAAAACACCATATCTCTATATGTTATCTACTGAAAGTATTCAAGAAAAAAGAAGAAATGCAACTAAAACAAAAGCTGCATTTGACGCCCGAGAAAAAAAAGAAAAAACTGGAAGATTACAAAAAGACGATATAAAAGAAGATACAGACTATTTAGGTGGTTGGGCTGGCCCAATTCTTTTAGCAAATACAGAATTATCAGAAAAGGTTGGTAAAAAAATAAAGTTTGGTATGGATGTTTATAGTCCAAGAGGTAAAAAAGATAGACCATATAGACCAAACGCTGGTATAAAAGGACTATCATCAGAATATCATTCAAGTGGACAACAAGCGTTTATAAGAAAAATTACTGTAAATTGGACTTGTTTTACATTGGAAGATTTAGATATTTTACAAGAAAGATTTATGACATTGGGTAGAAAAGTATATGTCGAGTGGGGTGTGTCATCAGAAACACTTCCAGAAGCTCCCGTATTTCTAACAAAAGATAAACTTGATAACTATAAAGCAGACCCAGATTTTATAAATGACAAGGAAATAAAAGATGAGAACGGTAAAGTAATAGAGAGAATATCAGCCGCACATAAATTTAAAGAGAAAGTTCTTGAAAATAATGGTTCGTTAGACGCAATACTTGGTTATGTCGATGGATATGAATTTAGTCAAAGAGATGATGGTGGTTTTGATTGCACAACAAATTTGACAGTAAATGGTGGTAATATATTTAAAATAAAAAAAGAAAAAACGCCAGAACCTGGTGAACTTGATGAATTTGGTCTAATACAGACAAAAGATGGATTTCTTGATTCATTAGATAAATTACCAAGAATTTTAGACCAATATATTGATACATCTCTAAATCAACCAGCAAAAACAGAAACTATTTACGAGGACTACACAACAGCAGATTCCTTCGAGAGCGAAGTAAAAACGAGAGGAATATTGATTAAAGAAAAATATAGAGAAACTACCATACAAGATTTAACAAACAAAACATCTGAATATAAATATAATGATAATGCTATTATAAAAGTCGACACCGTTAGACATTTAGATGAGTCAGTTGGACAAAGTTATGGAGAATTTGGACTTGGTTCGACGCTAGCTCAAACATTTGGGTTTGAAGGTAAGACAACAGAAGAAGCGATAGAACAACATCTTTCTTCAGAACAAAAACAACAATCAGGTGAAGGTTTTTGGCATATAAAGGATAAAGCAAAAAAAGAAATTGTTCCAAGTGAATGTTGGGTTCGTTGGGGTTGGTTTGAAGATAATATTCTAAATAGATATTTTGCATTATTAAGTAAGGAAGAAGAAGAAGTAAATATCCAAAAAACATTTAGAAGTATAAAACCTATAGAAAAAAGTATAGCTGGTGTGCCAAAAGATGAAGAAAAAGATAGTAGATATGTGCTCCGCCATAAAGAAAAAGTAGTTTCTATGGATGGAAAAAATACTGCAGTCCATTTCCGAAGTGAAACAGTGTGGGATAAAAAATCAAAAACTTGTAAAAACCACATTGATTTTAAAACACCAGATATAAATAATTTTATATTTCCAGGACAATTTAGTTTAGAAGATATAGGTTATGATTCAGCGTTATTGGAAGGACAAGGTAAAACACTGTTTGAATCTCAAGAAGAAAAGTTTGATGAAGAAAAAGCAAAAGGAGCAAAGGGTGGAAAGAAACCAACAGACGAATATAACTTTACAAAAAACTGGGAAATATATTTAAAAAGATATAATGGACCTGAAAATCTATCAATGATGTATGGTGGCCCACTAACAAGAGTAACTTCATCAATTGAAGATTTACAACAAGAGTTAGAAGACTATAAAATCTCAGCAGAAGATGGTAATATGACTGAGACAGGAATTGTTCCTTATCTTGAATTAAAAATATTAGAAAAGGTTGTTATTGCAATAAGTAAAAATCGTCCATTTAAAACAAATGAAAAAACAAATGATGACGGTAAAATAACACAAGACGGACTTATAAGAAATATTTTTGTCAATGTTAGTAAATTACAAGCTTTGTTCAAAACACCAGGTGATAATATAGAATCCAATATGCAATTATTTGTTCGTTCATTAGAACACGAGTCAAACGGTTTATTTAAATTTATAATAGTAGAAGATGAAGAAGGAGGTAGTGGATTCGAAGATAAAAATACTACTGAAGAAGAAAATCAGAATCTAATTACTTGGGATGAAGATGGTGAGAGTATTTATGAATTTCCAGTCCACACACACGATAGTTTTGTAGAATCACAAGAATTATCATCTGATATGGGTAGTTCTCAACAACAAATGATG